ACCGCACCCGCGGTTAAAGTAACGGAAACCGAAGTAACCACGCCGACCAAAAACACAACAAAAACGACCACCACGGCCACATTTAAGAAGACAAAGAGCGTTAAAAAGAAGACATCATAATAAAGTGATGTCATCTTTGTTGTTTGTCTCCGACAAAACTATTTATCAAATAGGAGGGCCCTGGTGTGCCAACTAATCTCGATCCATCATCAAATCAGAGCGCAATTGTACTAACCTCAACAGGATCGACCGACGAGGTTGCCAGTGCAGTACCGTTTGGCATTTATACCGCGTCTGCAGACTTTATAAGCGGCGCCTCGACACAAGTTGCATATACGTATAAAAAGCTTGGCGGAGACGTTGTAGATATCGAGCTAACGAGGGCAAATGTCTATTCGGCCTATGAAGAGGCCGTTTTAGAGTATTCGTACATTGTAAACCTCCATCAAGGCAAGAATGTGCTATCCAGCATCCTTGGAAGCACCACAGGAACGTTTGATCACAAGGGAGATCGCAAAACAGGCCCAGAATCGGTTAATTTAAAGTATCCGCGTTTTCAAGTGGGATACAGCAACAAGGTCGGCCAGACCATGGCCGCGATGGGCGGCTTTGGTGGCACATTGCCGCAATATTCGGCATCTTTTAAGCCCGAACCTAATCGGCAAGACTACGACTTGCAAAGCATTATTGAAACTGCATCTTCCACCGGTGCAGATACCGCCGGCAGGGCAGTTCGCTTTTCTGGCAAAGTCGATGGCAAGAGAGTTGTGGTTACAAAGGTGTTTTATATGTCCCCTCGTGCGATGTGGAGATTTTATGGATATTATGGTGGAATTGGCGCCGTCGGCAACATGAGCACATACGGCCAGTTTTCGGATGACTCCACGTTTGAGATTATCCCCACGTGGCAGAATAAAATGCAGGCGATCATGTACGAAGATAGCATTTACACTCGAACCTCAAACTTTTCGTATGAAATAATAGACAACAGACTCAGGCTGTACCCAGATCCGGGATATTGGGACTTTTCCGATGTTGATCGTGTGTGGGTCAGATTTTATGTCGATGACATGAACCCATGGGAAGAAAATTCCGGATACACAGACGGGACCCAAGGAATCAATAATCTGAATACCGTTCCGTTTGATAATATTCCATTTAAAAATATTAATTCTATGGGCAAACAGTGGATCCGCAAGTATGCTTTGGCGCTGTCTAAAGAGATGCTTGGCCAAATTAGAGGAAAATTCACCACCATTCCAATCCCGGGCGAAAGCGTGACCCTAAATCATTCCGAATTGCTTTCCCAAGCGAAAGAAGAGCAGACTTCACTGAAAGATAAATTGAGCGAGATGCTTAAGGAAGTGGAATACAAAGAATTGGTTAAATACGAATCAGAAACCAGCGAGGCAACCGCAACGGTGTATAAGGGTTCTCCTTTGCCGATATTTGTGGGGTAATGAACGATGGCAAATGAATGGTCTAAACCCGCTGTTGCTCCACCCCCTCTATTCTTAGGGAAAAAAGAGCGGGACCTTGTTAAACAAGTAAACGATGAGCTTATCGAAAAAGTCATCGGCCAGCAAATTTTGTATTATTCAATTGATATGAAAACGACAGACTTTCACGATCTTTACGGCGAAGCCATTGAAAAAACATATCTACCCCCAGTTCGTGTATTTGCGCTTGTTGAGTTTACCGACTTTTCAACAGAATATCTTGCTAGCGGCGGAATTGACAAAACGTGGGAGATCAATGTACACTTTCACAAGAGAAGATTAGAAGATGATCAAGACATGTATGTGCGAGAAGGTGATTTTGTTTTGTACGGAGATTATTATTACGAGATAGTTAAATTAACTGAGGATACCAAGTTGTTTGGTCAAGTACAACATGGTTTTGAAATTTCTGCAAGATGCAGAAGAGCAAGAAGGGGATTATTCGATGCTACCTAATAACTTTGATTTCGCGCTACTCCCAGAGGGCGCCACTGAAACAACCTTAAAAGAAATAGGAATGCTGGCTTCAGATATAGAAAATATTGATTATTCAATAACTTCGTGGTTAAAAGAAGACTTAAAGCTTTCAGCGCGCACAAACGAGGGCTATGTTGAGGTGCCCGTTTTGTGGCAATCTCCGGAAAGATCTTTTCAAATTAAAAATGATGTGAATCTTCGCGACGATGGTGGCGCATTTAAAATGCCATTTCTGAGCATAGAAAGAACCGGCATCACCAAAGATCCCACCAGAAAGGGAGGATTCCAGGCACAAATATATTCTGATAAAAAAAATGGCCGCACCGGAAGAATGATTCTCGCCAAAAGAATAGTCCCAGATAAGACAAGGGATTTTGCAGTCGCTGCCGACAACCCGGTGTCCGGATCCCAGCTCCAAAAGTGGTCGCCTCGGATCAACAAGAGGGTTGTGATACAGACGCTTTCAATTCCAATTCCAATATATGTTAATGTTGAGTACAAAATAACCATTAAAACCGAGTATCAACAGCAGATGAATGATTTGATAACGCCGTTTATGGTAAGACCCGGGCAAGTTAACGCGTTTATCTTAAAGAGAAACGGACATATGTATGAGTCATTTATCGATCAAAATTTCACCCACTCTAATAACGTGGCTGATATGCAAGAAGACACGCGCCTATTTACAAGCGATTTCACCATTCGAGTGCTTGGTTATTTGATTGGGGAAGGACCCAACGATGACAGGCAGTTAATCCGAATCGACGAAAATGCCGTTACTCTCACCTATCCGAAAGAGACGGCCGCCAGCGCGTGGCCAGGGGGCGACCATATTATTGATTAAAGTGTCAAAATATCGAGATAAAAAACAACATCCTGAACCAAAAGGCTATTTGTACAGATAGTTCAGGATTTTTAGAGACTTTTGACTCCGGAAATACTATTTAATGATGATTGCGGCAACATAATAGCCCACAAGATCCAGCAATAAGGAAGGAAACAAAAAATGGCAGTTACAGATTTTAAGTTTGTGTCTCCCGGAGTATTCATCCATGAGATTGATAACTCTTTCAGACCAAAAAAGGCAGATACGATTGGTCCCGTAGTGATTGGTCGAGCACGCCGCGGCCTGGGAATGCAGCCCGTAAAGGTTGAATCTTATTCTCAATTCGTAGAGATGTTTGGAGATACCGTTCCAGGAAATGGCGGCGGTGATGTTTATCGCGACGGCAACGACATGCAAGCTCCGATGTACGGAACATATGCGGCAAAAGCATTCCTAAGAGCAAACGTAGCACCCCTTACTTATGTCCGACTTCTCGGCCAAGAAGATTCGGCGGCCACTTCTGGTGCCGGACAGGCCGGCTGGAAGACCGACAACCCAATCGGATCGGCTGGAGGCGCTTATGGCCTTTGGGTATTTAAGTCTAGCTCCATTGAAGTCGGAAACACGCAGTGCGCGTTCACCGGCTCGAACGCCGGCCAATTGGCTGCCGTTTGGTACATGGACAATGGAACGATCAAGCTCTCCGGCAGTATTTTTAACACGGCCGAGACAGATTCACGTACTGTAAAAGCCGCCGGCACCTTGGTGCGCTCCGATGCAAATGGCGAATTTAAGGTTGAGGTTGTTAACTCAAACACAAGCAACACTGATGTAATTACATTTGGATTTGATGACACGAAAGAGTCGTTCGTTAGAAAGAGGTTTAATACAAACCCGCAGCTACGGTACGGAGGCGATTTTTATGCATCGACTTCTGAAAAAGATTATTGGCTCGGAGAAACTTACGAGCAAGAAATGCGCGACTTATCCTTAACATCCGGAGATCTCGTCGGTGTCATTGCAGGAATCGCCGTAACCGGCTCCCTCTCAACTGGCCCCCACGACATGAAGGGTCAACAAACCCGCGAAGCAGTGGCCGGCTGGTTCATTGGTCAAGATCTTGGCAACGCAGCCGACTTTAATCCTGCAAATGCACAAAAGCTTTTCCGCCTGCTAGGCCGCGGCCATGGCGAATGGCTGCATCGCAACTGTAAGGTTTCAATCGAGAAGATTCGCAGATCAGCCAACAACGCAACCGATTACGGCACCTTCTCGGTCATAATTCGCAAGATAACCGATACGGACAACTCTGTAGAAATAATGGAGCGATTTGATAATCTAACTTTAGATCCTACGTCTCCTAACTTTGTAGCAAAGAAGGTTGGTACCGAATATTACGAATGGGACGCAATAGAAAAGAGACTCAAGAAGTATGGCGAATATCCGAATTATTCCAAGTTCATTCGAATTGAAATGAATGCAGATGTTGAAGCTGGTGCTTCCGATGCAACACTTCTTCCGTTTGGATATTATGGACCTCCCAAGCCTACGAATGCCACAAATATTAGTGGTACCCTGGGCGCTGCAGCCTCCAGCTCTGCTGGTTTTGGTATAAGCGCCGTCATTCCCGCGGGCAATGGTTACGCCGGCGGCCTGAATGCCATTTCGGCGTCGGTAGGTGCCACAGGCCTCACTGCTTCGCTCAACTTCCCAGTTGTCAGACTACGCAGTTCTGCGTCTGATGGCGGATTGAGTGATCCCACGAAGGCATACTTCGGACTTCAAACAACACGTACGGCGACAAGCACCCGATCGGATCTAAGCTGCGCAGACCCACATAGGCTTCCTTATTCTGGATTCGCTAGCGATCCTGTCGGTTCCACCATTACCTCATATGACAGTTATGCATATATTTTCACAATGGATAATGTGTGCTCAAGCTCAGCAACTAACTACTTCTATCGGTCAGGCTCCAGAACTGGTGAAACCAGCACAAGCGCCAGCGGCTCATATCGCCATCTTTTGGATGCAGGATATGACTCTTTCACGGCTCCTTTCTGGGGAGGTTTTGACGGATTCGACATTCGGGTACCAGATCCGATGTACAACACGGGTATACCTATATCCCCCAACGACACGAACAGTTCAATTTATTATACATGGAAGAAGGCTATCGACACGGTAGCCGATCCGGAGTTTATTAATATGAACTTGTTGGCATGCCCGGGCCTGACAAACGACACATTGACTAGCCACATGGTTAGCGTGTGCGAAGACCGGGCCGATGCATTGGCCATCATTGATCTTTCAAATATCTATATTCCACCTCACGAGACATATAAGTCAGACAAGAAGGATCGTGTCGGAACGACCCCAACAAATGCAGCCACGGATCTTAGATCACGAGGTATAGACTCTAGCTACGGTTGCACATTCTACCCATGGGTCCAGACACGAGATGATCAGAGTGGTCAGCTTGTATGGATCCCGCCCTCAGTGGCAATGATGGGTGTTTTGGCTAGCTCAGAACGCAAGTCAAAACTATGGTTTGCGCCGGCCGGCTTTAACCGCGGCGGCCTGAGCGATGGAGCAGCAGGGATCCCCGTTGTGAACATTACAGAGCGCCTGACTTCCAAGAACAGAGACGACCTCTATACCGCGAACATTAACCCGATTGCATCATTCCCCTCAACAGGAATTGTGGTATTCGGACAAAAGACGCTGCAGCAACAGGCTTCGGCTCTCGACAGAATCAATGTTCGACGCCTGGTTATCTATCTTAAGAAGCAAATCTCGATTATTTCGTCACAGATTCTCTTCGAACAGAACGTCCAAGCTACGTGGTCGAGGTTTAAGGGCCTTACAGAGCCGTTCCTCGCAAACGTTATGACTCAGTTTGGTATTACGAACTACAGTCTGATTTTGGATGAAACCACAACAACGGCGGATCTCATCGATCAAAACGTTCTTTACGCCAAGATCATGATTATGCCGGCACGTGCCATCGAATACATTGCGATTGACTTCGTTATTACGAATACGGGCGCATCTTTCGGGGACTAAAACCAACAACCGACTATTTACAGTAGAGTATATTTAACAGGAGAACTCAAACCATGGCATTTTGGTCAAATAACTTCAGCGAGGATACCTCGATAAAAGACCCTAAGAGAAAGTTTAGATTTATAGTAAAATTGAACGCTCTTCAAAAAGATGGAGGCCAACTATGGTATGCAAAGACTGCTAATAAGCCGTCTTTCACAATTGCTGCAGCTGAACATAAGTATCTAAACCATACGTTCTATTATCCAGGCTCAGTTACTTGGAATGATGTTGTTATTACTCTTGTTGATCCGGTCGACCCAGACGCTACCGCAACCCTTGCAGGAATTGTACAACAGGCCGGCTATAAGCCCCCTACCACCGCAAATGATCTCACCACGATGTCTAAGGCCACCGCAGCAAATGCGCTGGGAGCCGTTACGGTTGAGCAGATTGCCGGCGATGGCACTGTGCTTGAAACATGGACTTTGTGGAACTCCTTTATCACTGATCTTAAGTTTGGTGATTTAGAATATGGCGGCGACGATCTGACCGAACTTTCAGTGACGCTTAAATATGATTGGGCTCAGCTAGAGGTAACGTCGGAAGGCGGCTCAGATCTTAAGACAAGCGAGAAGAAGTTCTTCGCAGTTAATTCATAATATAATATAAGAGGTGTATATTGTCGAGAAATAAAGGACGCGTTGGGTCCAAAAAAGGAGCTTCAAACCCGGCTCCCCAACACGTAATCCAAAATAATGAAAATGGTCCGGCCCTGGCATTTGTCGTACCGACAGAGTTTGTTGACCTTCCGTCTGGTGGGCGATTCTACCAAGAGGGGCACCCCCTTCATGGGCAAGATTGTATCGAACTCAAACAAATGACAGCAAAAGAGG